ATATGGCTTTCATTGTATTTATTTACTGCATTTTCCAATACAGACATTGGATATACACGGCCATTTTTATTTTGTTCTTCAGCAACAAGAAAGCGACCATGAATATGATGTTGCTTTCTACCAGTTGCTTCATCAAGTTGGGTTTCAAAATCAATTGCTTCTGTTAGTTCGGTAATAAGTTTCATATTACCCTCTATATGCCGCTGCCGTAGCAAATACTGCAACGTTAGCAGCAATTGTATCAGAAGGAGTTTTAGCAACCCAAATATATTGGTTTGCAGGTAATGTAAATGTGCCAATAGTACCACCACTATTTGCCACAGTAATTACAGCGGCTGCGGTTGCACTAATATAAACAATTTGAGAATTGCTAATTGTATTGGCAGTTGTTAATGAAATTTGACTAGATGTTGGCTTGATAATATTCATTAAACTACTCTTCCTGTATTTACATCTGCCGAAAAATCTGGATATGAATTTCTAGGTGCACCGGACATATCAATACCACCCTCATATGGGGCAGTTTGTTCATTTTCTTTGTTTTTTGAATGTTCACCATAGACCATATAATCATGAACTGCAGTCACGTTATCTTTAGCTACTGCAATCTTTGCTTGGACCCATGGTTCAACTACTTGTTCGTCACCTAGCTGCATAGCAAGATGAAGTGCTTTATTTGCAAGTGCACGAAGTTGTGTCTTTGCCATTTCAGCCGATTCATCATCATTTCTGCCACCAAGCAAAGGAACTGCTAGGTCTTCCTTTTTAATTGACTTGGCAATATCATGCGCTTTTACAATTGTTGATTTTGCAAGAGGTGGTTTATCACCTGTACTTTTCATAGCAGCTGCCATACCAATAGCATATGGATTCTTAGCAACTTCTCTAAGAGTTTTTGTTGCCTTAGAACAATCAGCCATTTCATGTACTGGACAAGAAACACCTTCCTCGGTCATGTTGCACTTTACGGCTTCATTTACATTTTTATCTTGTGGCTTCTTGTAACCATGCTTTGGTTCATCGTTTTGGGAATGTTTAATATTAGTGGCTTGATAAATGTCATCACCATTTCCAACACGATCTTCGTGTTTTTCACGCTCATGCTTCTTTACAAACTCTTGTTCGTTTGGAGCTTTTGGAGCATAGTCTACACCAGGATCGGAACCAGTAGAACCTGGAACTATCTTTGATTTCTTTACGCCATTTAGAATATCTTTTAATAACTTAGGCATTTTAGGTTTCCTTACTCTTCTGATTCGAAATCATCTTCATCATCAAAAAAGTCTTCATCATCTTCGTCATCTTCAGGACCATCATTATTAAATATTGATTTTGCAATATCGGCTTTTTGAGCTTCAATTGCTGATGAAATTCTATCTGTTATAATAGACTTAAATGCATCTGCAAATTCAATAGGCTTTTGGCTAGAACTAAAGTTAATAAGATCCGCCAGTCTATATTCAATTTCTGTCATTATTTACTCCTATTTATTTCTTGCTACAATTTGGAGAGCTGATTTATATTTTGATTCATCCTGAATAGAACGATTATCAGAACCCTTTGCTTTCATCTGTTTAATAGTCAATTCTGCATTACGTACTTTTTCAGCTTTATCTGGATCAGTTGAAGAATTGGCATCTACACCATCACCAACATTTTGACTAGGATCTTGACTTTGTTGTTGGTCCATCATTTCTTGTTGTTGCTGTTCCGGACTCATCCAACGAGGATCGCCTGCAATCTCAATATTTATTTCTTTATCTTGTTCTTCAATATCATCATCAGATTGTTGCAGAATATTTCTACGAGCCCATTGATGTGAATAATATTTACCAATTAATCCACCTTGTTCCATAGTCATCATTAACTGAGTTCTATTTTGAAGTACTTCGGCATCTTTTAGTTCTGTAAAATAATTATCTTTAGCAAATTTATATTTAATTTTGGTTTCAATTTGTTCCCAATCTTCAATACTCATGATTTGTTTGAGTACTAATTGTTTTTCCAATACATGAGTAAATAATGTGGAAAATCTGGAACGCAAACGAGTAATAAATTTGGAGAACTTGACTTCATCTCTTGTAACTTCTGTTGCTCTACCAAGTGAAAATAATGCATCAGAGTTTAAACGATTGACTGGTACATTTAATGTTTGATATAATTTCTTTTGGAAATATAGAACGTCATCCATCTCACCGAGAGTTTGACCGCCAGGAAGTGTGGTGACTTCAGTACCACGACCACCTTCTCTACGAGGCAGCCAGTAATCTTCAAGCATTGTCATGAATTTTCTATCATCACGAACTTCACCAGTAGCACCATCATAAATCAAACGATTCTTGTGCTTGACCATAATATCGCGAACATATTGTTCTGCTTTCATCTTTGGTAGATTACCGACATCAATATACCAAATACGACGTTCTGGAGCACGAGCAAGACGATAAATGACCAATGCATCTTCTAGTGTGCGTAACTGATTTAACGCCTTAATTGCTTTATGCATATATGAAAGAACCATTGTACCTTGTGTATCCGTCAAACCAGACATCACATGCACAATGGAATCTTTAGCAATCTTTAAACCGGTAGTCGAAGGCCCAACAACTTTATTACCGTAGTTAAAACCTTTGTCATTAAAAATAAAATATTCATTTTGAGTTTTTGGTATTACTGCAACACCACCACCATCACCACCTGAAACTTTTCGTTTAGCAACTTCGCGAATTTTTCTGATCTTTCGTGGATCAACATATCGAAGTTCTTTAATACCGGCTTTTGTATCGGTTTCATCAATTACAACGTGATAATAAAGTCTACCATCGATGTACCAACGGCGATATGTTTCATATGCTCTTCTATTAAAATCTAATAGACTAAGAACATTTTGAAATTCTTCACGAATAACTTTTTTAAGTTTATCGGATATTTCTATATTATCAAGATCAATATCAACTATTGTTTCTTCGTCAATATCAATTGATTCATTAACAATTTCATCTACTGCAGCATCAATTTCAGGCTGCAATGACATTTCTCTATACTTAGTAACTAATTCGGCTTCAGTTCTTACAGTACCATCAAGATCAATGTATGTACCATAAGAACCACCAGCGGCAACAATAACAGCACCATCATCAGACTCTAGAGGAGCAAATGATGGTGCTGTATCTACTGGAATATTTCTTTTAAATTCAAAGCCAAATAATTTCATTTTATTTTCCAAAATTTAGAGGGGAATAATCCCCTCTAAAGTAAACATTACATCATTATATATTAAAATCCTGGATTAACAGGTGTGATATTAATACCGTTTTGTAAAGTTGGTATCCAAAAATCATATGAGAATGTTACGTCAAATGTTTGAATACGATTTGTTGCATCCCAATCAAGAGCCATATTTGCAATATTTGTTGGAAATATTCCAACAAATTCATATTCTCTAAGAATGTTTTCTTTGCCGGATCTTCCATATTGTCTTACGAGAGCACTGGCTTTATAACCGTTATTACCAGGAACTGATCCTTCAAAAGGTAATTGTTTATTAGCAACCAATTGGTTAATTTGGTTTGACCAGGCTTCAAACATAGCTCTTATTGCAAAATCTTCATCATTTTGAATAGTTACAGTCCAATCGGCAAATGTACGATCGCCTGCTAATTTAATTTGACGACCAAAATAACTAACATCAACTGTCCCAATTGTTGATGCAGGTATTTCAGAAGCGCTACACGTAAATGTAAATTTTTCTGAAACATTTGTATTTACTTGTATTGGAAAATCAACAATTTGAACCTCAAATAGGGATGGTCTTGCACCACCCCCTGTAAGGCCTTTACTACGAAATTCTTCAATATTGAATGCCATTTATTTAACTCCTATTCTTTATTTATTAGAATTGACCAACGATTGTTGAGAATTGAACACCGGTTCTAACAGCAACAAAGTTCAACTGAATGAAGTTAATTGAACGATTTGGCTTGATGTAAATATCACCCCAAAACTCATTACGATCAATTCTTTCAGGTGTATTATTTGTAGAATCACAAACAACAAGGAAGTCTGTAATACCACGTCGAGCTTGAACGTCACGCAGAAAAGGAATAACTAGATTTTTGAATTGTGATCTTGTAAACTCATCGTTAAATTCAAACAATGAGAATCTTGAAGAATTAGAAA